ACGTCTGTCGCCTTGGATTGACATTATGGCTTCTGCACTGGGCATGACTGATGTAGAGATGGACGCTCTGTTTGAACTGGCGGCGACTCTGTAACATGAACGGCGCAGGAAGCACAGTTATGATGGATAACAGGCTTGACCGCATTGAGCAAAAGCTCGACAAGCTAACTGAAGCGGTATCTCAGATTGCCCGTGTGGAAGAGCAGCTGTTGTCTGCTTTCAAGCGCATGGATAGACACGAGAAAAGACTAGACGATCAGGAGGATGACATACGGGAGCTAGAGGGGGCTGTGTTAACTAACTCAAGTTCCGTTAAAAACGCAGAGCGATTCTTCTGGGTTGCTGTAAGTGCGTGTGCATCCCTTGTTGTTTACATGGTGCGATAACTTATGTGGCAAGCAATCATATCGCCAATTGCAACACTTCTAGGCCAGCTGATTAAAAACAGGGCTGAAGAAAAGAATGCAGTGCATCATGCCAAGCTGGAAGTTATCAAGAACACAGCGTCTTGGGAACAGCTTATGGCAACTGCCAGTGCTACCTCGTGGAAAGACGAGTGGTTTACTTTGTTGTTGTCGGCGCCTGTGGTTGCTGTTGTGTGGGGCATTGGGATGAACGATGTGGAAATACTAGACCGCATTGGTCTTGCCTTTGAAGAGCTTAACAGGCTACCTGATTGGTATCAGTACCTACTGTTTATGGCCGTGTCTGCATCCTTTGGTATTCGTGGTGCTGACAAGCTGCTGGCATTGAAGGGGCGAAAGCAATGAGTAATGGCTTGGAAGCATATTCAGCAGACCAGCTGGAATCCTTTAATCGCCCAATGCAAGATGCAATATCTGCTGGTAGATTTACTCCTAGCAAGTTAGCTCTTGAGGCTGATGCGTACATTAGGTCTACAAGTCCTGAAACGCATCCAGATCAATATACATTTTTGGGCAGCATGGGCTATGTTTATACAGGCCCAGCAGCAATTTATACGTCAGCCAGCGAATACACAGCGTGGGTTAATTCGGAGCTTGATGATGCATTTGATGCTCCTCCCGGCACTGAACCTACTCCACCGCCGCCTCCTCCGGGGCCTGTTTTAACTAATGTCATTGCTGGATCTGGTATTGGCGATACCGAAACTAGAGTTTCTGTCGAAGATATAAATGCTTTATATCAGGAGTATTTGGGCCGTGATGCAGAGCAAGCAGGGCTGGATTACTGGCGGAGTGAAGGCGATTATGCCGATAATGCAGTTATGTCATACGAAGCGGTTGAAGCGTCAATTGCCAATTCAGCCGAGGCTCAGCAGTATCAGTTAGATCAAGCCGATTTGTTAGCTGATACTACAGCTGACAATACTACAGGTGGTGATACTACAGACGAGCTTGTTATAGATACTACTGATGATCGCATTTATGACTATACCAACCAGCGCGAAACTGGTGATGCTAGCAATTTATTCTGGGGGAATGTGTCTAGGCAGCTTACTGAAGATGAGTTGCGGACTGAGTTTAACGCCGATGATAACGGTCAGCTTAGAAAAGCATTTGGCACGTTTGATAACTATCTTGCTTACATGGATGAGCGCCAAGACCTGATTGATTCTGGTCAGTTAAAACCAGATTGGTGGGATACCGGTGAGGCGCTTACTGATCCTGAATCGCTTGGTCGAGAAGGCGGCATGGATGATAAGGCGTTAGAGCAGGACATTATTGCTGAAGGCGCTAGACAAGGCGAGATTGGTTACAACGCGCAAGCTGATTTGCAAAATAGTCTGTATCAAAAGTACACAGGCAATAGTGGTACTTGGTATAACCAAGATGGCGACCGATTTGATTGGAATGGCTCGTCGTTTGTTAAGACTGGAAAGGTCGATGACAGCTTTAATGTTAATTCGTTTATACAGGGATTAGCTACTGCCGCAATTACTGGTGGTTTAGCAGCCGGCATTGGCGCTTCATTAGCTCCATATCTAGGCATTAGCAAGCCTCTTGCTACATCTATTGTTAATGCAGGTTTTAGCTTGGCGCAAGATAGCGACATAAATTTATCTGATGCGCTGTCACTTAGCCTTAATAACTTAGTTCCGGGGTCTGGAGAAACTATTAGTGTTGCTGATGATGTTGCTAATGCGGCGATGAATGCAATACAGCAGTATGTTTTAGACCCAGATAACTATGAGCCAGATGCTTCTGGAAATATTGTTTGGGAGACCACGGGTGGCACCGATGAAATGGGCAACCCAATAATAAATATCCCAGATTTTCAGGCAATTCTTGATGCTCAAGATGGCGGTGGTGGTGGCGGTGGTGGTGATACCGCATCTGATGCTGATGCTGGGGCAGATGCGGCAAACGGTGGCGCTGATGCTGGGGCAGATTCGACAGCAGGCGCAGCTAGCGGGGATGCCGCAAGTCTCCCCGGTGCAGGAGCGGATGCCGGTGGCACTGGTGGCACTGAAGACCCGTCTGGCACTACGGGCGTAAGGACAACCTCTACTGGCGATGGCAAACCAATTGTTTGGACTGAATCAAATCCTTGGGAAAATGATCCTGAAGGCGTATTTGGTGGATTTATTCTTGTTAATCAAGATGGCGAGTGGGGCAAGTCTGGAACGTCTAGAGTTCAAATAGAAGGCACTGGCGTTGTTATTGATATTGACTGGGAAAACGGAACATATACCAGTGATTATGTATTTGGCAGTCAAGATCCAGACCCTGTTGATGATGGGTTAGATACCACGCAGACCGATGATGCTGCTACAAGCGGCGGTGATGCAGCTGGAGCAGGCGGTGACGGCACTGACGGGGATGGCACTGAGGGTGACGGAGATGAAGCAGGTGATTTTTCAGGGCTTCTTGGTGGTTTATTAGGCGGAGGTGATGGCGCTGGTGGATCCATAGCAACAGCTGGCGGCGCCGGCGACTCTGGGGCAGACGCTGGTGGTGCAGGCGCGGATGGGGGTGGCGCTGGTGGAGATGCTGGAGCAGCCGGTGGAGCTGGTGGAGGTGCTGGAGGTGGTGCAGCTACAGGCGGCGCTGACGGTGCTGGAGGGGCTGGAACAATAGCAGGCGGAACATCTGCTGGTACAGATACTGGGGGCGCAACAGGCGGAGACATTGCTGCTGGCGGCGATCAAGTTGCAGGCGGCACGCAGGGAGGGGCAGGAACTGGCGGCGGCACAGGTGACGGCACCGGGACTGGTGATGGTGCAGGCACAGGCACTGGATCTGGCACAGGGACAGGTGCAGGTACAGGAGCCGGGACTGGCGATGGTACTGGCGATGGCAGTGGTGATGGCTTTGGAGATGGGCTTGGCTTGGGCTTTGGTTTGCTAGCTGGCGGTGGTGCATCTGACGCATCATTTAGTCCATTTATGACTGGCCTTAGCTATGAGCCATTGCGTGTTGGAGAAGCTGTGTTTCAGCAAAAAGATTACAACAGAGAGCTTGAGCAAATGATGCGCGAGCTTTCTCAGCCAATGCTTACTAATACCAAGGGTGTGGCATGACATATTTAAACTTAGTAAACAATGTGTTGCGGCGACTTCGTGAAGATGAGGTTACGACTGTTGCTGCAAATACATACAGCAAAATGGTTAGTGACTTTATCAACGATGCTAAAGAATTAATTGAAACAGCTTGGGACTGGTCTGCACTACGAGAAACACTCACGATCTCGACGGTGGCAGATGACTACACCTATTCACTAACAGGGAGTGGTGACAAGGGTAAAGTCTTTCGGATTATTAACGATACGTCTAACTGCGAGCTTCAATACCAAACTCAGGCATGGTTTGATAACGAGTTTTTTGTAAACAACCCAACGTCTGGCGCACCTAAATACTTTACTTACAACGGGGTTGATGCCAGCGGTGATACTCAGATTGATGTATATCCTAAGCCTGACGGCGTTTACTCGTTAAAGGTCAAGATTGTTAATCGCAATGTGCCGTTGACATTGGACTCCGATACGTTAGCTATTCCTAGCCAGCCTGTAATTCACATGGCGGTAGCCCTGCTTGCTAGAGAGCGCGGTGAGACAGGCGGCACGTCCACACCAGAATACTTTGCTATTGCGGATAGATATTTATCTGACGCGATTGCTATGGATGCACAAAAACATCCTGAAGAAACTATTTTTTATACGCCGTAGGGGATTGTAGATGGCACAGCCTTTACAAAGCATTAACTTGATTGCTCCTGCATTTAAGGGCGTCAATACAGAAGACTCGCCGCTGGCGCAGGATCCGTCATTTGCCGAGATTGCAGATAATGCAATTATTGATCGACGTGGCCGGCTTGCATCCAGAAAAGGCAATGCTGTTACAACGACGGACAAGACAGTTCTCGGTACGGATTATCTCCATAATATCCATGAGTTTTATGATAGTGCAGGTAATGAAGTAATTTTTAGCACCGGCAACAATAAGATTATGACCGGGACTACGACTTTGGTAGATGCTACGCCGGGGTCATATACGATTACCGCTAACGACTGGAAGATATTTAACTTTAACGATCACGCTTATTTTTTCCAGCGTGGCTACGAGCCTTTGGTGTATAGCAACAGCTTAGGCGCAGTGACTAAGATTTCTAGTGTTGCTGGCGCATCTGTAACTTCTGCGCAGTACGCTAATGAGGCTATTGCAGCTTACGGACGGGTGTGGTGCGTAGGTAACGCTAGTGATGACAACACTGTTTATTGGTCTGACTTGTTGGTTGGTCACGACTTTTCTGGTGGATCTAGTGGTTCTATTGATGTATCTAAAGCGTGGCCTAACGGGTTTGACAAGGTTGTGGCTATTGCGGCACACAACGGGCTATTGATTATCTTTGGTGAAACCAACACGCTTGTGTACGCTAACGCGGAAAGTCCTGCATCTATGGAGATACGTGATGCTATTCCGGGTGTTGGCTGTGTAGACCGCAAGAGCGTACAAAACATTGGTACTGACCTGATCTTTTTGACTCAGACAGGTTTGCGAAGCCTTGGCAGAACGATTCAGGAAAAGTCTTTACCGATTACGGATTTAAGCAGAAACATTAAGCAAGAAATTATTGCGAATGTTTTGGCTAAAGCAGATCCTTGCAGTTCTGTATACAGCCCAGAAAACTACTTTTACCTTTTGTGTTTCCCAGACCTTAACCTTGTTTACTGCTTTGATGTTCGCGGGCTTTTGGATAATGGCTCGTATCGTGTTACTCGCTGGCCTAGTGTGGACTTTAAAAGTTTTCACAGAGATAGAAATGGCGACGTTTACATTGGCACTACTGCCGGCGTGGGTAAATACGAGAACTTTCTTGATAACGGCAATGTATATAGATTCCGATACTTTAGTCCGGGGTTGTCGTTTGGTGACTCGTCCAAAATTAAAATGCTTAAAAAAATTCGCCCAACATTAATTGGCGGAAATAACGCTGATATTTTTCTTAAGTGGTCGTATGACTTTGAGACCGCAACAAATACCAGCACGTTTAGGACTAGCAGTTCTACACCGGGATTTTTTGGGCAGTCAGAATTTAATAACGCCGAATTTTCGCAAGAAGGCAATGTAATTAGTAGAACGTCTATTAATACAACAGGTTATGGGTCGGTGATTAGCGTAGGACTAGAAACAGATATAAACGGCTATTCATTGTCTTTGCAGGAAATGAACGTATTAGCACTAGTAGGTAAGACGCTATGATAATTTTTAATTTGAGGGGGGCTTATTAATGGATCCCAATGTTTACAGTACAACAGCGGAACAACAGCAGGCGCTATCTACCAGCGCTCCTGTTGCGTCATCTGGAGGCTTTGACCTTGGCAATGCAATAAGCGGCTTGTTTAGCGGTATTACCAGTAACCTTGGCACGATAGGCTCCGGCATTGGTGGTATGGCAGCTATTAACGCCGCATACGACAGGCTGGGGGATGTTGGCGAACGAGCATTAACAGGGGCTAACTTGATAGCTGGTCAAGGGCTTCAGCAAACTCAATTTAAACCATTTACCGTAACTACGGGGATGGGTGACCGTATTGGAATAACCGAAAGCGGACTGGATGTTAGCCTTGGTCAAGGCGCTCCATTGTCAAGTCAATTGCTTAGCACGGCAGCAACAAGGCTGGGTGAAACACCGGTTGGCACAGCGGCAACTGACCTAGCTACACAGCAGGCATTTGGTGTGGGTAGTGACTTTATGGGTCGGCTTGGGCAAACCGATATGGCCCGAGAGCAAGAGATATTTGATCGGATTCGAGCTACACAGCTGGGGGAAGAAGAGCGTCAGAGACTGGCGTTGGAAGAGCGTCTAGCCAGTCAAGGAAGACTAGGCGTTAGAACGTCAATGTTTGGTGGTACACCAGAGCAGTTTGCTTTAGCTCAGGCGCAAGAAGAAGCCCAGAATAGGGCGTCGTTAGCAGCTATACAGCAGGCACAACAAGAGCAACGACAACAAGCCGCTATTGGTGCGCAGTTTGCGGGCCTTGGCTCTTCATTGGCCGGTAGACAGCAGGCTATGAATGAAGCACAACAACGTATGGCCTTGGGTGCATTGAGTGGTGCATATCTGCCACAGGCGCAGGCTCTTAATGTGCTACAGCAAGGAATAAATGCTGCTCAGCTACAGCAGCGCGGACAGCTAGCGGGTGCAGGGTTGTTTGGTGAGGCGTCTATGACCGGCCTAGAAGCCCTCCTGGGGTCTGCTTTGGGTCAGGCTAACTTGATGGGCAATGTTGGCACAGGATTGCTGTCAGGATCGTTACAGGGCTCTGGAAGCGGTCAGGATGGATTGCTTCAGATTCTTGGCACTTCTGTGGCTGATCCGCTTGGTGATTTGATTGGCGCTGGGATTAGCGGTCTTGGCGGCTTGCTTGGCTTTGGTGGAGGTTAATAACGATGGCTAGATTTAGTCAAGGATTGTTTAACGCATTGTCAAACCCCAGTTATGCGTCCTCGCTTGGGGCTTTAGGAGAGCAAATAGGCTCTGCTCAAGCCATGGGTAGAGAGCGTGAGCGCCAGTCTAATCGCTTTAACACTGCCTTAGATGCAACCAGCAGAGGCATTGCATCAGCGCAACTTGGCGACACTACCGCGCTTACATCTCAGATGGGCCAGCTTAGGGAGCTTTTGAAAGACCCCAATATGCCTATTGAAGAAAAGCGACTTTACATTCAGGAGCTTAGGGCATTGCAAGCAATGATGCCGGGCGCTCAAAAAATCCAAACAAGCAACTCTGCAACGGCCTTGATGCGGATTGATAATGAACTAGAGGATGAGGCTGCTCTTAGGGCAAAGATAGATCAGGGCTATGAAAAGCAGGGCATGGCGCCGATTTCAGATGCGGCCTTTAAGGCTATGACTGACTCTTTAAAGACACAGCAAAAGCGGCTATTAGAAAACCCCAATGTTAGCTCTGAATACAACAAGCTGAGTGTTGAGCAGGGCAGGCAACGACTTGAGCGTAGGCGTATTGCGTCCGAGGAGTGGCTACAAACAAACAGACCTAAACTTCAGCGCGCAATAGAAAGCGGGGAGCAAAAAAATCTTGACGCCGTTTTGGAGTCTGTTCCTCCAGAATACGCGGAACAGGCAAAAGACTTTGTATCCTCTGAAATGGCCTTTCAACGAGAAATGCAGGAGTTTGCTGATAACAGCATTTTGAGGTCTCAAGAACCAAGAAATACTGACTTTAGTGAAAGCATAGCCCGTCTTCCTGAGGGTTTGCAGGATGAGCAAATCAAAGCGCTAAATGATGAATATGTTGCGTATATCAAAAAGAACTGGAATGCCGACAAAAAAGAATGGATTGGCGGGGTTGGAGTTAGGCGCCGAGCCTCGACAATGGAAGAGGAGCTGATGCAAATGATTAGAAGCCGCAACAATGCGGCCACTAATTCTGCGTGGGCTACAGCAGAGGACGAGAAGCTAAGGGTGGCAAAGCAAATTGAAGACGCCGAGCGATCAATTAGGACGTACCCATCACAAGTGCCCCCGAGGGATATTAAGTATTACGCTGAGCAGTTTGCGGAAGAGGACGGAGAGGACTTTGACAGTCTTGATCCTGATGAAAAGGCTAATTACAGGCAAATAGCAAAAGAATATCTTATTCAGGAAAACGAAAGAACGCAGTTAGCTCTGATTGCTGACGTAGATGTTACACGCGCACCTGCGGTTGGGATAACCCAACAAGAAAGCGACCGCCTATCCAGATACTCTGCCGAGGAGCAGGAATACA